ACCTGCTGCATTAGCGCGGCGTTGCCGGTCGCCATCTGCAACGCGGCGGCGGCCATCGGCGTGTCACCGATCAGCGGATGCCGCGGCGTGTGGAGGCGGATGTGAAGCACATCGCGGGCGGGAACGATCAGATTGGCCCCGATGCGGGCATCAACAATGGGGTTGCCGCCCAGTTGGTAGAAGATGCTGCCGTCCACCGCGATCCGCGGCGCGCACTGGCGCGGCGTCATCAGATGCAGTTCGATCGGCTCGAAACGGTTGTTGCGCAGGACGAGGGCGTAGGCGTTGCCCTCTTCCATGAGGTGGCGTGTGGCGTTCAGCAGGAAGTCGCTGATGCTCTGATAATCGTTCGGGTAGCGCAGCATGCGCGCGAGTGCCGAGGAGCCGATCCGGGTGCGGCCCTCGTCCTTCGACCAGCGCCAGTGATTGCCGGGGCACATGGCCACCGTCTGCGCATAGGAGCCGACGCAGGCCTCGACCATCGCCGATCGCCCGCTGCCCTCTACGTCGAAGCCCATCTGCCAGAAGTTGGCGTATTGGCCCGCCTCTGCTGACAGCGTGCCGCCGCTGACGGGCAGCTGATACGGGCCCGGCCGATAGCCGCCCTCGCTCTTGCTGACGCGCGTGACGGCATAGCGGGCTTCCGCTTCAGCGGCGCGCGCCGATAGCTGATAGCCCGCCCTGCGCATCGTCAGTTCGCCTTGGTGGCGCGCGTCTTGTACCCGGCGGCCGTCTTCTCGGGCTCGACGGTCTTTTCGACATCCGGCAGCGCAGCGGCTTCGGTCGTCGCGGGCTTCTCCGGCAATTCCGCGCCGTCTTCCAGCGCCAGCTTGGCGCGGTCGTTCTGCTCCTGCGAGGGATAGGGGGGGGCCGACTGAGCGTCCTCCTGCTCGGCCACGATCCGGGCCTGCTCCTTCTGCGCGTCGGTCAGCTTTTCGCTCATCCGAGGTTCCTTTCAGTCCTGAGGGGCCAGCCCGCGACACCGCCGCGGGCTGGAGGGGATCACCAGGTGACGCCGGTCGTCCACGCCACCACACCGGCGCGCCGCAGCGTCCAGTTGATGGGGAGGATCATCCGCAGGCCGATGCTGTCCGTCTGGAACAGCGAGCGGACCGGTGCGGCGACGGTGTTGGGCGAGCCGGCGGCCGAGATTGCCAGCGGCGTCGTGTCCTCCATGTGAAGCGTCGCCTGGTCGGAGATGTCGAAGCGGGGATCGTCGCCCGTCACGCTCACAAAGTCAGCGGCATCGACCAGCGTCAGCGTACCGGCGGGCACGGTCGGCGACTGGATGACGGGATAGCCGAGGAAGTTGCCGCCGTTCATCGCGTCGGCGAACACGAAGTCGCCGCCGGCATTGCCCGTGAGCGAGATCGCCAGCGCCTGGGCAGGGTTCATGATCCAGACGGGCGCCCGCACGTTGCCATTGGTGGCGGTGATGAGCGCGCCGACCAGGTTCTTTGCGTCGGTGACAAGCGCGTTGATGCCGCCGCCCGACGTGGCGGTGGTGGCCGTCACGCCATTTCGCAGGCCCGCGGGCCGAACGCCCGACGCCGCCACCGCATCGAGCAGCACCGTGTCGATCGCAACCGACGTGTCCTCCTGGATGGCATCGCGGATCAGGCCCTCGATCGCCGGGATCGAATGCTCGGCGATCTCACGGGTGAAGGTCGAGATGACTGCCATCTTCTTCGGCGTCAGCGTCTGCGAGGCGAACGCGCCCTGGCGGACCGGGATCGGCGCGCCCTCGGCCACGAACGAGCCGGCGATGGTGGGCGTGGCCGAACGCGACGGGATGGTGATCGCACCGTTGCGGCCGAAGCTCAGCCGCAGGCCGCGCGCGGACAGCGACGGATAGACCGAGGCCGGCAGCAGCGTCTCCATGAAGTCGGCCGTGGCCGTCTGCACCAGCTGGGCGGCCCAGCCGTTGGTGGTCGTCGTCGCCGGGGCGCTGGCGGCGCGCACCAGATGCTGGTGGACCAGCTTCGTGGACTCGTCCTCGCCATAGGCGCGCAGCCGCATGGCATCGGCCGGGGCCTTGTGGACATGCGCCAGCACCTGGATCACCGCGGCGCGCAGCGCATAGTCGCGCGGTTCGATCCGCTGGGCGCCGGGGGCGGCCGGGACGCGGCGCAGGTCGAGGCCGCGCTGTTCGGGCTGACGCTGCTCCTGCCGCGGCGCCGGGGGCGTCGGGTCGGGATCGGCCGCCTGCGTCCCGAGCGCCTTCTCGGCGCGCTTCAGCGAGGCGAGGCCCGCCTCCTTCTGCTCGATCTGGACGGTGATGGCGTCGATGTCGCCGCCGTTGTCGATGGCGCCGTTCAGGTCGGAGCGCAGCTGTACGAGATCATTCTGCGCATCCTCGATGCGCTGGGAAAGGGTCTTCATGGTGGGGTTCCTCGGAGAGGCGGGGTTCGCGGCTGTCTCGCCGGGGGCACCACGACGCACGATCCGGGCGGTCTTATCGGCAGGCTCGCCAAAGACCATGGAGCGCACGTCGTCGGAAAGGTGGAGACTCCTGGCCACGGCCAGAGCGTTCGGGTTCGCCGGAATACTGACCAGCGAGCATTCGATAAGGTTGGATCCGGTGAACCGCTGACCCGGCTTGCCATCGCCGACGGGTTCGGACGCGAGCGGGTAGAACCCGACCGAGACCGCGCGGAGCATGCCGGTCTCCACGAAGGCCCGCAGCTCGTCCACGCGCGGCGAGCGCCCGGCGGGCAGGAACTCCAGATCGCCAAGCAGCGCGTCACCCTCGACGCGGACGTTCCGCCAGACGCCGATCGGCTGCGCGGCGTCGTGGCCGAAGAGAGCCACGGGGTTCCGCTTGAACTCCGCCAGCTTCCAGCCGGCCGCCTCGATCACGTCGCCGTAACGATCCACGCTTGCATCGCTTATCACGAACGTGAAGGGCTTGTCGCCGGCGGCGCGCGCCGTCGTCTTCGTCACCATGCTCATGGTGCGCTCCTCAGAAAATCAGGGTGGCGGGCTCGACCCGGAAGGCCTCCGGGTTCCGCGACATCAGGAGCGCCGCGTTGAACAGCGCCATCAGCGGATCGATCTTCGCCTTGCCGGCGATCTGCTTCGTGATGACCACGGCATTCCCCCGCTGCTCGGCTTTCGCGTTGCCCACGCACCAGTCCATCAGGGGCTGGGGGGCATGACGAAGCGTCCCGTCTTTCAGCTTCCGTTCGCTGCCGATGATCGCGCCGTTCAGGCGGAAGCCCTGCGCCACCGCGGTCAGTTGGTCCTGCGTAAAGCCGCGCGCCACCAGTTCGTCGGTGATCGCGGTGACGCCGATCGGGTCGAGGCCGATCGCATATTTGTCCGGGAACAGCCCGGCGTCCTTCACGCGATCGAGATAGTCAGCCAGCCCCGTGATGTCGGCCGTTGGGTCGAGGCACTTGGTCAGGTGACCGTCTTTCTCGAAGCCGTCGAGCGCGCTCACGATATCCTTGCGGCGCTCCCACACGTCGAGGTGCGCCCAGGCATGGGACCATGACAGCCAGGTGGTCGTGCCGCGCTCCCGGCCGATGATGGTCAAACCGAGCAGATCGTCCAGCCCGCCGCCGTCGATGCCGGCCACCACCACCTCGCACCGCTCCAGCAGCGCGTCGAACGTCAGCCCCGGATCGGCCGCCGTCAGCCAGTAGGTCGCGCCCGCCCAGGCATCGTGCAGCAGCCCGACGCCCATCTCGACGTTGAGGTGCTTGGCGTAGAATACCTGCCGCTTGGACATGTCGGCGCGCTGGGCGTCGGCGAACTTCGTCTCCAGCCATTCCTGGCTGACCGATCGGCCGAGGTTCGGGTTCGTGATGTAGAAATTGGCGGGATCGAGGTGCGCCTCGCTGGCGATCATCTCGGGCGGAAACTCGTACAGGACGGGCAACTTCTTCGGGTCGACCACCGTGCCGTCGCGGATCGAGCGATAGTCGGTCAGCTTGTCCTTGAAAACGCCCTGCGGCGGCGCGTCCGACTGGGTGGTCAGGAACAGGGTATAGCCCTCGGGCCGGGATACCTGCCCGCCGGTCGCTTCCTGCAGCATCGCCTCGGCGGTCGCGACCTTCCCGAACAGCCACAGCTCGTCCACCAGCACGCGGCTGGCCTTCTTGCCCGAGACGGTCGCGCTGTCCGCCGCTACGACCTTCAGCGTCGCCTTGTTCGTCCGGTTCGTGATGAGCTTGATATGGTCTTGGATGTGGAGGAGCTTGACCAGATCCTCGTCCGCCCGGATCATCGCCGCCGCCGGCTTGAAGCTGTTGTCCGCCACCTCTTTCGTGGGGGCGAGGATCAGGTTCTCGTCTTCGGCGCGCCAGCAGTAGGCCAGTTCGGTCACCATCAGGCCGGCGGCGATGGTCGATTTCGTGTTCTTCTTGCTGACCAGCAGGAGGAACTCATTGACCATCTGCTGGCCGCTGACCGCGTCGTAGGCGCCGAACACGCACCGGGCGAAGTCGAGCAGCCAGTTATCGCAGGACTCGCCGATCGTCGGCTGGCCCGCCACGTCCATCAGGCGCAGCGACGTGAACAGCGCCATCTTCGCATCGGCCACGTCGGGGAACAGCGGATCGAACGGGATCAGCGAGCGCCGGTCCCGGATGCGATCGCGCCAGTCCGGGCAGGCCGTCGTCCAGCTGGGCAACCTAGACCGCCTTCAGCTTCGGCGGGCCGATCGGCCGGAACCGGCTGGCCACGGCGTCGGCCGCGTCCTGCTGCTGCGCCTTCTTGCCCTGCGGCGCCGCGGCCTCGTTGAACCCCTTCAGCGACAGCGCCAGCTTCTGCAGCGTGGCGGCGCGCTGCGGCAGGCTTATCGCCCGCTCCATCGCGTCCCGCCGGGCGTCGTCCTCGTCGCCCTCCGTGGCGGCGACGATCATCTCTTCCAGCTCACCGCGGCGCGAGGTGGTCACGTCCAGTTCTTCCAGCATTCGGAAGACCAGGCCGCGGCCCTCATCGGCGATCGCGGACGGTTCGACCGGCTCGGCCGGGTCGATCGGCGCCGGTGCGGCCGGTTGCCGGACAAGTTCGCGCCGGTTCGGGGTGCGAACCTGCCGCGACCATCCTTCGGCCTTGGCGCGCTTCCGAATAGCCGTGTCCGAAATGTCGTGCCGGTCAGCTATTTCGCGGATGCTGTCTTCGCCACCGCAATATTCGATCTCGATACGCTGCCAATCAGCAGTCGTTTTCCGGGCTGCCATCAATCAAGCCTCCCGGCCAAAGTTCGCACCCGGAAACCGCGGGGAGGAAATTATCTGCGCGTGGG